AATGGGCAGAAAGTACACCCCAAGCGAAGCCCACTTAAAAGCCGTTGAACAAATGGCTCACAAGGGTGTGTCCCAAGCAAAAATGGCGAAAGCTCTTGGGATATGTTACAAGACATTCCAGAACAATTTACCACTATTTACCAGTTATATAAAAAGCGGAAAAGAAAAGGTTGACCAGGAAGCAGTTGACCGAGAGATTGCTTTAGTCGAGAACGCTTTGCTTCAAAGGTGCCTCCCTACTGAGGTCACAGAGACAGTTACAGAAAAGCGAAAGGTCGGATCAGGTGAAGCTGAGGTGATTCACATGAAGGTCACTAAGAAAACTATTCAGCCCTCAGTAACAGCTCAAATCTATTATCTTGTAAATAGATCACAAGGCAAATGGCTATCAATAAACCACTCAAGTAATGAAGAAAGCCAGGGAACAGGAGCAACCAGGGAAGAAACACTCGATTGGATGAACCAGGTTTCAGTCGGTAAGCAAGTTGCCAGTTAATCCATATTCAAGGTGGACTCCACTCAGAGACCACCAAATACAAAATGCTCTGTGGTATTCTGAAAGAAGGTTCAAGCTTGTTCCTTCAGGGAGAAGATCAGGAAAAACAGAACTCGCCAAAAGGAAAATTGTAACAACAGCAGTAACTACTCAAAGCCCCTGGGAAGTTGACTATTATTTTTGTGGTGCTCCTGTCAGGGCTCAAGCCAAAAAGATTTATTGGAATGACATAAAAAGCTTATCTCGCCCCTGGTGGAGAAAACCACCTTCTGAATCAGAATTAACCGTATTTCTACAATTTGAGAATACTCTCGCAGAGATCACTATTGTTGGGCTGGATGCTCCCCAAAGAATTGAGGGTATGCCCTGGAACGGTGGCATATTAGATGAATATGGGAATATGAAGAAGCAAGCTTTTGACGAGAATATCTTTCGAGCTCTTGCAGATCGTGAGGGCTGGTGCTGGCTCATAGGTGTACCCGAAGGCAGAAATCACTACTTTGATAAGGCTCTTTTTGCTACGGGTAATGATCTTCCAATTTCCACCCCTAACAATGGTTCGATTGTGACAAGTGGAGATCCCGAATGGGGTTTCTTCCATTGGTTCAGCTCTGATATACTCCCAGCTAAAATGATTGAATCAGCCAGGAACTTGTTAGATGAGAGAACCTTCCAACAGGAGTATGAGGGTCAATTTGTCTCTTATGCTGGACAGCTCTATTATGCCTTTGATAAGGATTGTATTAATGACCTGGTGGCCAAGAGAAATCCAAACTCACCCTTATACCTGACTTGTGATTTCAATAAAAACCCTATGGCCTGGAGTATTGGCCAAACCGATATGCTGGGATCACTTAAAAGATTAAAAATAGTTGACGATGTGAACCAAATGCACAATGCCAAGACTCAGGCAGGAGCCTTGCAGTTTGTCAGGCAGTTTGAGACTCATAGAGAGAAGCACGTTATCGTCACAGGTGATCCAGCTAATAATTATGAGACTCACAGGGACTTCACAACCGATTACATGATCATAAAGTCAACCCTTCAGAAACATGGCTGGACAGTCCAATTAAAAGTTCCTTCTCACCATCCAAATATCAATAACAGGGTCAATATTGTAAACAGTCTATTTGAACATGGCAGGTGCTTTATTAATAGCAAGTGCAAGCTGTTAGCATTAGATTTGGAACGGAATGAAAGCGATAACTCAGGCGGTAAGGATAAAACAGACCCTATGCAAACCCACGCTTCGGATAATTTTGATTACCTGGTGTGGCTCCTGTTTGCTTCCGAATTTAAGACATTAGGAGTGGCACAATGACCAATACTGGAACACTAAGCGGAGTATCAACACAAGTGACATACTCGGTTCCTTCCCAGGAAGAACTCGAAAACCTGGCAAACATGAGGGAAGTTTTCTTTACCAGGGACGTACTGAATACAATAAATATTTTAAAAGCAGATCTTCAAAAGTATGTGGACAATGGTGACATTTCCAGGATGAAAGCTATTGTCCTGGATGAGCTCATTCCATCCTTCCTGAAGAAGATTTGCAATGTGTACGATACTGCACCTATCTTTAAGTTTGAGGACTTAGTTGACCAGGAAGCTATTGATGAATTTGATACTCTCAGGAAAGAGGTAATGCTTAATAGAATAATGCCTGAAACTCTTGAGAGATCACGATTTCATAACACAATAATTTCCTTCATACGATATTATAAGCCCCTGGACAAACTCTATATTGAGAACTCATGGCACGCTGGATCTTGCAGGGTGGAGACTTATGAGGGCTATGATTCAGAAATGAAGAAATTCTCATATATTCAGCATTTCGGCAAAGATCAATACAGAATTTATTGGGAGCTTCTACAAAATGACCCAGTAGAAACCCTGCACTATAAAGTCAAGCTTGATAAGAATGGGAAAGAACCTGATGACATTATAGACTTACGATTGCCTATTGGTGATAATGAAGATTTAGAGGGACCACCCTATTGGCCATTCGTTGTTTATCGGTATTCTGAAAGGGGGAAGGGCTTTTGGGGTAATGCAATGGACTCCCTGGTGGAGCTTGTCAGGGCAATAAATATCCTACTTACAGTATCAAATGACGATACAATCCAGGAAACAATCAGAATATTACTCTTAAACTTCACACCAACTGGAACAGAAGGAGACAAAGGGCAGATCAAAACAGGACTCAGACACCCATTATTTGCAGAAAATGAATTGAGCAAAGAACGAATGGATGGGAAGATACTTTCAGCAGAACTTTACAATGATGAAGTAATGAAGCTGATTGAAGGGCTGTGGTCAGTTGTAGCCAACACTCATAATGTAGGTAATGTCCTAAAACCTGACTTCAAACAAGCTTCTTCAGGGCTGGCTTTACGGCTTCAGAATGAACCTTTGCTGAGAGATTGGGCACACGATATTAATATAGTCACTCCCCTTGATATTGAATTAGTCAATAAGCTGGTTCAGGTCAATAACTATCACAGGAAAGAGAAGCAGGTCAAGCCTGAAATCTTAAAAGATATGTTTATTGAATACCAGGAGCCAAACCTGGTGACTGATGAGAAAGAGGAATATGAGCTTGAAAAAATGAAGTGGGCTGATGGGGCAAGCTCACCCCTGCTTTATGTAATGCGCAAGAATCCTGAGATGACCGAAGATGAAGCCAAAGAATATATCGAGAAAAACCTTCAAGACCTGGAAGATCTGACAGGTGGCAAAATAGAGATCCCAGGGAAGAAAAATAATATTGATGAGGATGATATCAGTTGAAGATTAACCAACTTCTCATAGCCGAAGGACAGGCTGAAACAGTTATGCAATCCAAGATGAAATCCCTTATGGCTAATGCTGTGAAGAAACATGGACTTGACAAAGAAGCTGTAATGGCAGAAGTCAGGCCACAGATTGAAAAGCTGGCAACTGAGAATGTCCGATATTTTCTTAAACTTGGTGTGGAATGGCTCAAATAAGACTTGACTTTCGGACTTTCTTCAACAGGGAAGGGCGAAAAATAATTACCGAATATAAAAAGCTGATCACTAAGGGCAGAGGGACAGAGCAAGATGATGCCCCTGAGAAGAAATATCCTAATGGGAAACCCTGGCTTGTGGACACAGGAGCATTGAGAAAAGATGGATTTCGCTTTGTGGCTTCTGCTAATCGGCTCATAATATTCCCAAGTGGGGTAAGGCACCCTGGGAAGGGCAAACGACCCACCTTTCGCCAATTATTCAGGTGGCACAATACAGCAAGTGGCCGATATTCAGGAGTCTTTCACAAGCTCCCTGTTGGTAGTGCTTTCCCTGATCGGTTCCAGGAAGAAGCCAACAAACAGCTAATAAAAAAAGTCGGTATTGAGCTGACCAGGGATATATAATGCCCACGATAACAGGAAGCAGAGTTTCGACCCATATTGAAGTAGCTATATTGGAACTCGAAGCAGAAGCAAACATTCTCCTGGATCGGGCTAAGGTAGAACAAGCCAAGCTGATTTCA